ATCAACAAGTCTGGACACCACATGACGATGTGGTTGGACCGGGCGGTGTTTCGACAATGTGTTGGAGTACGGGTGCCACCAAGAGTCAACCATGTTCCGCGGATCGGGCAGATCCGTGGTCCACTCGCGCAGGGCTCGTGTTGGTTCGTGACTAGAACACTCAATTGTGTTAACCACGTATTTGTCGAAAATTTCTGGCAAATCAAACACTGTATCGGGATTGACAGCGTAAGATTCAAATTGTTTCTCCAAATGAATCTGAGAAGCTACGTCCAAACCGAAACGGTCCTCTACTAGAACACGGGATTGTTGTTCAATGTGGAGGTCCTGGAATCTGAGATGTTTGAATCCACACTTGCGTGCTTCATCGTGCACCTCCTTCCTCCGGTAAGAAAGTAGTTTTGACTCATCAGAGTAATGTCTTGTTCTTTGCATGACAGCCACAGCCAAGTGCGCAACCACCGGACATGTTCTGTATTGGTAAAGATAAGACATTGCCTTTGCTCTAAAGTATGCTCCTTGCGTGCTGGGACGAGCATTCATCAGCTGACGCGGCAACTCGAAGAATTTGCACACCACTTTGATCGGATCGGTCAAAACGGCGTCCACACCAGGTGGTTTCAAAATTCCACAGAATTCAGCGCTACCGCAGTTGGCAAAGGTCTTAGACTTGAGTTTCACGCCCAATCGTTTGACGATTTCGGCATCGTATGCTCCTCCCAACATGATGGAGTCATCTCCTTCGAACAGGGCACGAACCTCAAGAATGTTGTCAGCCAGCTGAGACGCAGACGCTCTCGGAAACGCCTGTCTCAATCTGGTGTAAGTGAGCATGAACATGCTCAGCATCGCGTTCATGAAAGAAGTCCAGGGAGCCCCAGACATCAATGTGTCTTGAACACAAGCCTCAATGCCAGCGTTCTTGCTTTCTAGTGTGTTGTGGCCATTAAGCAATTCAGAAAGCAAAAATCTAATGTTGTTAGGTAACCTGTCGCCCAGGAGCTTGAAGAATGCAAACTTCAACGCCTTGGCAAACGGGCCTCTGTGATGACATTCGAAGGAACTGAAATCACCAACAGTGACAGGAAACTCACCGAACAACTGCTCTAAATGCGCAGGTCGGTCGGTCACGGCGACTTTCTTCACGAAGAATTTCGCCAAGGGGCAACGCTTGTTGTCGAAGAAAACCTTCTCAACGCAGCGGGTGATGGGCCCAAAGAATGCCTTGGTCTCATCAGACAAGGCGCAAATGATGCGTGGATATTTCTTTTCGCCGTACGATTCATCCTTGATGAAAACGTTGGCACCAAAGCTATACACATTCTTGTTGAGCTGACCTGCCCCTTTACCACCCACGGTAGGATGCCGCAGTTGGTCTGCAAGCTTTTCAAGATAGCTTGCGGAGCGATTATTGTCTTTGCAAAAATTGCTCCAACTGAAATCCGCCTCGTCGGTGGTGAGAGTAGGAATATATTTACTCGTAACCGAACGGGCGAAAGCCAGAAACATGTTCTGCTCCTCAGAACAAGTAGTCACCGGAACCCCCCTTGCCGGTCCGAGACTAGAATACAACTCTTTAGTTTTAGAAGACCAATATTTAGAACCCATTTTCAACTCATTAGCAGTCTTGCCATCAAAGAAACCAGTCGACTTATATCCTGGGAGCTGCCCACCCAACCTATGGCATATGCCGAAATAGGTGTTGCGCGGATCCTGGTGATCCGGTTTAGGTCTGGTGGGCCACTCCAATTTTGCATTAGGTGTGAGCGCGTGGGTGCACGACAACGCTACCTGTGCTTGATACTTGTCAAGAGCTCTTTTCCTGATCTTGATGAATAGACTGTAATCAGGGTCGTTAAGATCAACATGGAAATCATCAAGCAGATAACCAAAGATGTACTTACGACCCTGCGGGCGTTTCCCGTACCCATCGCCTTCTCAATCGTATTCAAGCACTTCATGTACTCAAGAGAATTGACTGCGAGCGGCGAATTCTGGGCGTGGTTGGCGAGGGAAGTACCCAAACGCGATTCGTAGTAAAGCGCAATCGCGTCCTCAGTCTTGGACGTGGCCAAACACCGTTTGAGATGGGTTACCAAACTCAAGTCGATGTCATCATCGAACAGGACGTGTTCCCCTTCAGGCCACAAAATCTGGCGTGTGGCGTTGGGACAACCTGAGTTGTCGGGGAGCAGCACCAAGCGAGCGTGCGCTTGGTAGTTGGGGCGGAGGCCTTTGACTACTTCCTGGACGGCATCAGGGGTATGACAAAGGTAATTTTTGGTGACACGCTCGATCTTTGAACTAAATCCGGTGTATTCCACAGGGTAGTTCATAAACCAACCTTGTTGCACCACAGTCAGCGCACGGCGGTGACTGTTGTTGGTGAAGAGGCGTGTCACATTCCAGTTATTGGCGAACTGGGATTCGGGACAATGCTTGTCGCCACTCCAATTGGGTTCGACGTTTTGACCATTGGTGGCGATGGCAAGCTGGCGCAACAAATTTGTCTCGATCCGATCAGATTGGAGCTTGATCTTGGACGCGTTGTCGATAGCCTCATTTAGACGAGCTTTTTCCTCGTCCTTGTCGACAAGAGACAAAACTTCCGCACGCATTTTGTCCTTCCTCTCTTTCTCCTCCTCCTCTTTCTTTTTCTCGGCATCCTCCTTCTCCAACCGCCTTCTCTCATCAGCCGCATCCTGCTCGGCCTTGCGGTCAGCGGCCTGCTTGGCGCGCTGATCGCGGAGCTCATCGCGCTTGGTTCGACGGGCGCACGCTTTAGAAGGTACACCCGAGGCCAGGCAAAATGCGTTGTGGACTATGTGCACAACAAGCGGGATGAGCATCATGAAACTTGGTGTATCGGCCAAGTAACAAGCGCATGCTTGGAGTGATGCATGCTTGATGAAGCGGTAGACGGCGTCATGAAGATTCTCTCGGCGTTGAGCAACTTCATAGGTCGTCAGGAGAAGGTTGAAAAGGACGATGATCATCCAAATCAGTGGCGCGAACGTGGATGAAACCATGGTGAGGGCCACACCGAGGAGCATACGCGCACACTCTTCTTCTGCGGGCGATTGCAGAAGGGTCTGGAAAACGGTGTCTGTTTTCCAGGCTAAGGTCTTAATGGGCGTAAGATCCTTAGCTTCCCGCTTGTCACTGGGGTGGGTCTGTTTCCAGAGGGCGTAGTAACGTTGGGGAATGGCCACTGAGTCGTCGGGCATCTGTCGCATGCGATCTGAGAGAGAAACTCTCCTGAATTCAGTGAGCGACATGTTGGGGAAGTGGGTCTTGTGGAATTGACTCAGATCTTCCTTCTGGCGCCGACGATCGGCTGCTTGGGTCTTCTTTTTGCGCACATCTGTGTGTCGGTGATGTGGACGCTTGGCAACGTTGCGCGTGTCGGAGGTCTCGTACTCAAGATGCTCGTACGGAGATTGACGCTCAACGGGGAAAACCACCACGTGATTTTTGCCCTCTTGTCGGAAGTAGTGCGTACTAGCTTCCGGGGTTTTGTAGGTGCGCACGACAACATCCTTGTTAACAAACAAGAATCTTCCCTCAGCTTCTTGGACCAATCTTTTGTTCGTTTCAGCCATGGCACCCATTGGGAGATCGCGGAGCATGATGGTATGAACAAAAGAGGACACGGCAAGGATGTTGCCCTCGTCAATGCTGACAGACTTGAGCTTAGCCGCGAGGTGCTTGTTGATTTCGCGGGTGCGCAAGTATCTCTCACATTCGAGCGTCAGCAAACGATCTTCATGCTGTCTCTCACGCCACTCCATAAACTGGTTGGCACGATGCTTGAGATCGCGTTTGACGGTGCGAGTGTCACCATTGGCTTTACCCATTTTGTGGATCTGGGCAAAGAAGTGGGGAACATCCTTGTCGGCCCAATTGATGTCTTGGACCCCGTCGAGCCACTTAAGCATTGCGGCATGCCTTTCTTTGGCTCGGCGGAAACTGTGGGATTCGCCCTCGAATCTCTTGTCGATGTCATCGGAATGGATCTTCTTGGGCTTGGCCGTATTTGGGGACACATGCGTATCCCCATCTGCGACGTCGGCGTTGGCTCGGAGGGCCAAAATGTGTTGTTGCATGTTCACATGACGAGTTTGTCGCTCAAGGAACTGCTTGCCCTTCTTTTCGGCGATCTTGTCGCTCCAACCGGTGGCGGCGGGTTTGGAAGAAGGTTTTGGGCGCGTTGGGTTGCGTTCGCACCCATGAACGAGGTGGGCCTCGTGGTCATCGTTGGGCTCTGCAGCTTTGACCAATTGCTGCAGGTAAGGACGTTCGGAGATGGCAGCCGGTGCTCCAAGGTCCAGGGAATCGTTGAAATGTACGATCGAGTTCGGTTGACTGAGTTTCGCTCCAAAAGGCCGTCATAACCGATTGGAGTATGCCTTGTGGTTCAGGAAGGGACTTGTTCCTCACGTATGCCACTTGCCCTACGCGGGCCGCGACTTGCAACTAGGGAGTAGATTTCCT